GAAATGGCTTTAATTAAATCTCTTGAACGAGCACCGTAGCCACTGTAGGTATCAAAAGGGCAACTTATAACAAATGTTGGTTTCATTAATATAACAATTTATGGTTTATAATTCTATCTTCTACTTCATTAACATTAATCAATTCAAATTTTTCTCTTGGTTTCCAAGTTGAAAATAATTCATTAAATGCTTCTATTACTCTTTTACCTTGATATTCAGCAGTAAATCCAGCTTCATCACTCATAGCCCATTCTTTTCCGGCTAAACCTCTATTTTTACGTTCTTCAGGACCTAAGTTATACACAGCCATAATTTGTTCAGCTGCATCTTCTGGATTGCAAGTGTCATCCCAAATGTATGGAGTTGGGGGAGAACCTACTAATGTTCTAGAACTTGGGAATACGGGAAAAGCCCACTTACCGTGTTTTTTATAAGTGCCTTTATGGTTTGAAGGTACATCTGCATTTGGTGTAAACCAATTACCATTTTCATCTTCAAATCTCATTTGATCTTGCATACCACCAGTTACGTTAGCGATAATAGGATTACCTGCTAATATAGCTTCTGTTAAACTTAATCCCCAACCTTCATTAGAAGTTAATAGAATTTGACAGTCTGTACTGTTATAAAGTAAATTCATTTGTTGTGGATTGAAAACACTATCTGTAAAGATAACATTATATTGTTCTCCGTTAGCTAATAATTCAATTACAGCATCCAAATCAGTACCATGTTCATTAACATGTTCGGTATGTAATACTAAAGCACATTTTTTAGCTTTTTCAATAGGTAATTGATCTATAAAATATCTATATGCTAAAATAGTATCTGGGATTTGTTTACGTCTAATATTTCTAGAATTAAATAGTAGAGCAAAATCATATTCTTTATCTTTAAATAATTTCTTTTTAAATTCTTTTAATTCAGAATCATTTTTATCTAAAGGTTTAAAAATATCAGTATTTAGTCCGTGAGGAATATATTTTAAAATTCTCTTATCGGCTTTATCTCCTAATACTAATTTATTAATGTTTACAGTTTGTTTTGAAATACCCATCAACAAATCACAGGCCTCATAAAAAGGTTTGTTATATAATGGAGCAGGATAATCATCCCAAATATTTAAATATGTAATAGGAATATGTTTTCTAATTTCATTTTCCATAGAAAACACCCAAACAAAATATCTTGGATCTGTAATCAACATAATAGCGTCTGGTTTTTCAACAGCCATCAATTGTCTTAAAATATCTGGATTTCCATATTCATGGACTGGATATAGAGTTACTGAAGCATCTTTTAATCCTGTGGTCTCATTAGTTGAGGGAGATAAGTCTAATCTTTTTCCAAATTCAGGATGTTGAATTGCTCCTCCTAAATTTACCCAATTAAAATGTTGTGCTGTATGCAAAACTATTTCTTTACCTACGTTAGCGATACCAGAATGTACTCTAATATCATCACAAATAAGCATAATTTTCTTCCTCTTATCAGGAGGTAAGTAAGCAAAACTTGAATTCATGTATTTTTTAATTTTTAATTTCTAAATTGTTGTGTGAATGAACTTTTTTACGAAAATCTTCATCGGTAAGGTACAAATGAATAGTGCGGTCGGCAAGTTTTTGTAAAGAAAATTTGTACTTAACACAGGCAATCTTGAAATCCTCGAATAACTCACTCTGTACTTTTACAGAGGTTAATGTCATATCCTTTTTATTTGTCATAGCTTTTATTAATTTAATGTCGTATATAAATATATTAGGATTCTTTAAGATATACCTTTGTTACACAATTCTTTATTATCTTTAAAAGGACAGTATTTACAATTATTAAGTGAAGGATTAGGTTCGTGAACGACATCCTTATAAGAACCATCATTATTAAATACACCTTCTATAAAACTTGTTATAGCATTTACTGCTTTATTTACTTTTACTTTACCAGATGCTGGAGAATATTCTTGGATTCTGGAGGTAGGGTATGGGGAGTCTTTCCATATTTTACGTTTAACTATAAAGAATTCAATATCAATGTTATCAATATCAACACCAAATTGTTTAGCAAAAAAGTATTTATAAAGTATTAGTTGAAATTGTTTTGTTTCATCTTTTTTCTCATAATCACTCCAACCCTTAGTAGATGTTTTAATATCTAATATCTTGAATTTATTTAGTGTTTCATTATATAAAACAACATCTAAATAACCTTTATATAAAACATTATTAAATTGAGATAGTGGAGTTAAAACAATAGGAACCTCACATCCAATTAAATGCCATCCCCTTTTCCCAAAAATACCTGCTCTATTTTTCTTTACTGCTTTAATAATTTCTAATCCATCATCAAAAAATTCTCTCATTTGAACAGGATCACTAAAATGAACCTTTTTATTTGAGGTATAATCTTTTAAGTATGTTTCTCTAAAACGTTCTTCAAAATAAGCATCTAAATCAATTCGGTCAGCAGCGGCACCACTTTGCTCATATATAGTTGTTATATAATGTTGTAAAGTTTCATGTAATGCCGTTCCAAACGTCATATGAATTGATGATTCAGACGTATAAAAACCATCTTTATACTGTAAAGACCACTTACGTGGACAATTAGTATACATCGAAAGTTGACTATACGAAATCGATTTATGGATTGCGTAGTTAACTTCGTTTACTGGTTGTTTTTTAATCTGTTTTACAAGTGCAGGTATTTTTTTCTTTTTTCCCAAAACCTATTTTTTACCTTTTAGCATTTGGATCACTTTTTCTAAGTATAGAGCTAAATCCATTGCTTCTTCTTTGGCATGTTGTAAATAATCTAATACTGATAAATCTGTTCTGTCTAAAGTATTATTGTATTTTTCTTTACCCATTTCAGCTCTAGTAATGTGTTCATCGATAACCGAATCAACAATAGAGTCTGTTTTTAATATTGTACGAGTTTCAACACCGTGTCTAACTCCGTAAATTTCACTGTTTTTTGTCATTGTACTTCTTTTAATAACTTTTTAATTTCTTTTTCATCAACACCTGCCCTTTCAAGAATCATCTCTACTCCTTCTCTTTTAAGAATATAAAGATAGTCTTCAGCTTCCCCAAGGGAAATTGTATAATGATCAGCAATGTGTTGTAACACTTTTTCGTTTGGTTTTTTACGTGAACTTTTCACATACTTAAGGAAGACATTCTTTTTAGGTAACATATGGCAGTAGTATTTATAGATTTTTTCTTTTTCAGGCAACGGTATTCTTTGGCCATAGTTAGCAACCTCTGTATACCCCTCATACATACTAACAAACCGGTGAACCATGTAAGAATTAAACGAATTTTGCTGGTCTTCAGTAAAAGAAGACCAAGCAGATTTCGTTGTTGTTATCTCTTTAAGCCAATCAAATATTGTCATTTACTTCTTCTTCGAATTCAGCTCTTAATTCTTTAGGAAGCAATTCTACTAGTACCTTACCTGTAGCTACATCATAAAAACATGGAATTGGAATAACTCCATCTTCTTGAGTACCAGTTACAAAACGAGATACTTTACGCAAAATAACCCCTTCAGCAAATACTTGATTACCTTCAGGTGATGTGATTGGTCTTGTGTTTTTAATGTCGATATTGACATTCATTTGTGGTTTATTTGTCATTGTTTTCTTTATTATGTTTTTTCCATTCAATCCAGAATCCAGTTGCTACTAATAAATTCATACCAACTGAAGCCCATAATTCATAAATGTCTTCATATATGTTCATAGTTAAGTGAATATGTCCTACTGCCCAAAAAGGTATAGACAAATTACTAGCTACCCATACTATAAAGAACATTATAAATTTTTTCATATAACTCTTTTATTTGAAATTAATGACAAGATTCTGGATACCAAAGCCATTATATTAATTTCTTTATCTAATCTAAAATTAGCATGATATTGATACTCTTCAATATAAATTACTATCTCACCTACACTTAATGGAGCATACTTTTCTACATTGTCATACAAGTATCTAAACATGTCTTCAAAATCATTTACATTTGAGTCAGCAATTATTTGTCTAATGTTATTAAACGATTTAGCTGTTGGTTTCATTAATTCCGCGAGCACCTTGTTTTTATAGCTATTAGACACTAATATACTTTTATCTACAACGATTTCATCACCATTAACACTCATTTGTAGTGTGTTAAGCATTTTACGAATATCAGGATAATGTTGATTAATAACTAATTTTAAATCATCAGCACTACAATCAACTTCTTCCTGTTTAAAGATATCCATAATATGATAAGCAATCTCTTGTTTAGATGGAGGTACAATTTTTAATACCTGACAACGAGATTGTAGAGGATCAATTACACGTTCAATATAATTACAAGTTAAAATAAAACGAGTTGACCTTGAAAATGTTTCAATAATATTACGGAGCGCTGCTTGACCTTGGATTGTAATATAATCTGCTTCATCCAAGATAATTACTTTAAATGGTTTAAATGAGGCAACAGAGGCAAAAC